AGTGGATTTTTTGATTGGCTTAAACAAAGTAAAGTAAGTCCAGGCCAACAAACTAAGTTAATGTCTAATGACAGTCAAGGACTTGATATTATATTAGATTTAGTTGCACAAATACAGACAGCAAAAAATAATATAATTGATCAATTAGATGCTACTAGCACTGATGTTAAAGCAGTGACTGGTAATAAGCCAGGCGGCGAAGGATATGTAGTTACTAGGGATAAAATTAAGCTAGTACCTAGAGATAGATGGACACCAGTTCAAGTTGGATAAATATTATTATGGAAAAATATACAGCAAAACAATGGTCTGAAATTCAAGGTGGACATACTATGTCCAATAATCAAGAAACTAAATTTGGATTTATATCAGATCTTAATGAAAGTAGAATGTATCGTACTAAGCAAAGTGTAGTTGGTACTAATGCTAGAGATATGGCAGACTTTGCATTTATGAATATGCTTGCTGTTTATATTTTAAGTAAAGAATATGATTTTGCTCCAGCTATGCAAGGATATGCTAAACGTACTATGATGTTTGGTAATTTTACTGCATATAGACAAACTGGTACTGATCTATATATTGCTCTTAATAGTTTACAAAATAATAGTAGCGGTACTGGCGATAAAGATAAAATACAAAATAGTAGAATTAGTTTGCCTGATCAGAAAATTAAAGTATTTTTAAGACAAATAATGACTGGCAGACCAGTGTTAAATCCATCAGCATTTTTTCTTGCACTAGAGCGGGGACTTGATGTACAAAGTTCTAACTATAGAAGTGTTAGGAGATTAGCACAAGACTGGGATAGATTAAATGGTATGCAAAAAAGTTTAGTAGTTACTCGTATGCTACAGTTTTTTAGATCTAAAGCATTGCGTAGTGAGCTATACACATATATAAGAGATATGTCAAGAACACAAGGCTTGGAAATTAAAGGTGCAGGTAACGCAGAAGAACCCAAAGCAAGAGGAGTTGACACACTTAAAAGTGTAGCAGCAAATGTTGCTGTGGCGGCTGGGGGGTTTGCTGCTGGTAGAGCATTTGGTAGACGTATAGCCAAATAATGAATACCTTTATTGCGTACACGCTGGTTGATATTACCAACAGTGGAATTACTAGACCGTTTAATAATATTTTAGCATATAATCAACAACAAAATTTAAACACCTTAATACAGACAATTGGGATTAGGAGTCAGCCATTATCGCCAATAGTTGTAGTTGAATCTACACAAGATCTAGTTAAATATCAGTTCGGAAAGCAGTATAAAGGACTACATACTGTATGGAAAATAAAATTTAGTATAGAACATAGTGACGTTTTTAGTTATAAGGGTAATAGATTACATCATTTATATAATGATTCTGATGGTATTGCTATTATATCTAATTTATCAGAAACAGCAAATATTAATACTGGATGTTTTGAAACTACTGACCAGTATAAAGTTAACCTGTACTTTAAATAATAGTAATATACCACTAAATATAGGTAGGTAAATTAAATTAGGCAACACTTGGCAATACATACTTAGGCTACTATTTGATTAATTATTAATATGACACATATGAATGTGTTGAAAAATAGAAAAATAGTAAAAATACAATGTCCATAGGATTAGTCACCACCGCTTTAGAGCGCACAAATTTAGAAGCACATGTCGATCTGTGTGCTGAGAGGTATCGGGTATTGGAAGAAAAAGTTAATAATATTGATCGACGATTAGACGCCATGGCTGAAAACATGTATGCATTTAGAGACGAAACAAAACAATCTATTGCTGAAATGCGAGAAGAAAATATCAAATCAAATGCGGCGGCAAACAGAATAATAATTACTGCGGCGGCAACCGTAGTAGCTGGTGTATTGAGTACACTAGTTGTACTAGTAATGTCCTAATAATCTTTCCCACATAAATAGTATTATGAATTTAAATGAATTACATAATGACACTGTGATTGAAGCACAACTTGTTTGGGCGAGGAAAGGTAATCAACTTACTCGTAAATACAGATGCACAGTAGGACAACGTGCTGGTAGGCTAGTTTCTAAGCCTGGTCAGTGTAGCGCACCTATTGATATCAAAAAAAGAATGACATTAAAAAGAACCAAAGCTAAGTTTGGAAAGAAAATGGCACGTAAAGCAGCCAAGACAAAAAAGTTTAATCCAGCAAGCAAAGCACTGAAACGTTTAAACAAACCAGCGAGAAGAAAATGAAGATATTTGAAGTTATTGCAGAAGATAAAAAGACTTGGATGAAGGATGGCGTTGAAATGTGCAGCAAAGACTGTTGCGGTCAACCTGTTACTGAATGCGAATGTGGTCCAGACTGTAAACACTGCGATTGTTATAAAGTAAATGAAGGATATGGTATACGCCAGGGTACAGCAATGGCACGTAACCAAACTAGTGCTAGTATAAATTCCAATAAAAGAGCAAATAACAGTGCTAGAAATAATGCAGACGAAATTAATATTTCTTCAAGAAGACAACAAAGAAAAATAGATAGAAATGCAAAAGTACAACCAACTGGAATACCTATTAGAGCAGTAGCACCGGAAGCAGGTGTATAATGCGTAGTATGGTAACCAAAGGCGGGATACTTACTTGGATCAATGTCGTTGAAAGCGAATTCATTGAGTCCCACTTTTCTGGAGATGTTTTACTAGAACAAACAAATTTAAATGAGCGTGAAAAATATATTGCACAAACACTCGTTGGACGAGGCGTCCTAGATAAAGTAGTTAGTGGCAAACAAGTCAATTATAAACTAAACATTAATAAATTTGGACAATAATTATGCAGATGCGAGAAATTATAGATACACTATCAAAAATAGACTTAGTTACTCAACAACTTGTTGAAGAATCGTATAATGATATGGATCTTGAAGTAGCAATTACTAGTAAAATTACAGAAAATAGTATCACTATACAAAAATATAGAATTGATATTATTTTAAATGAATTTGCTAGTAAACAAAAGAAATTTTATAATATTGTAGATACTACTAATAATGAAATAATTTATGAACACTTGGGACTATTTGAAACTGCTAAAGGAATAGTTAAAAAATTATTGTCTGGATCTAACACTGGGTCGCAAGAATTGCGCCAATTAAAATTATTAGATGCCGCATATAGTAATGCCTTATATGAAGTTTGGATGTATAAGAATAAAGCTAGCACAGGTATCAATGAAGACGTTATGATTGCTAAAATGAGCAATGCAAAACACAAATTACAAGAAACAAAACGAAAAATATTAAAGAACTTATAAATATACTAAAGGATGGGAATGGTAACATGTACTTAAACGATTTAAATTCAGCACAGCATAGTGTGCAAAAACTAAACAAGGTTCTAGCTGATAGTTTTGACCATGAGGTTAACTTGGCAGAAATGAGCTTTGGTAGCTTAGAGAAAATGTTAAACACAACAAACGCTAAAATTCAATCAATTAAAGAAAGCAATGCAACATATTGGGAAAATCCACAATATAATAAATTAAGTTTAATCTCGCATACACTTTCAACATATATTACTGAAATTGCACCAGGGCGTTCAGATGGTAAAACCAAAAGAACAATGGAAAGCACAGTAATGGAAGCAGATTTGGAACAAGCAGAAGTATTATTGGCAGCAAGAGAATTGGTTGATCAACTTCAAGATATGGCAGAGGATATTGCTAAAATGCAAGTTCAAGAATTAATGCCAATTGTTGATGCAATGAAGGATCAACTTGGATTCGAGCAAGCTGAAGCATACAATGCAGTAGCAGATGCAACATTGGGTGCCTTACTTGATGCAGCAAAAGCAGCAAAAACATCACTAGATGATGCAACACTTAGTGCAGAAGGCAAACCAACATCAGGTGCAACTGACATGGCTATGGAACCAGATATGGACATGGACATGGATACTGATGAGGACGAGTTTGCAGGAGATGAAGCCACAGCAGGTGAAGAAAACGCTATAGGTCGAGAACTTAAAGACGAAAGTGTTCTTTCTAATATGGAAGGCGAAGCATTAGCTGAGAAAAAGTTTTTAGAGAGTAAAGATAAACTTTTCACTATGGTAAAAGAAGGTAAACTAACACAAGAGCAGTTTATTAATATTATTAGTGAGTTTGACAAGGCAAAGTAATGAAGATATTTGAAGTCATAGGCGGAACATTACCACAGGATGACATTGTTGATGCTATTCAAGAATTTGTGGCTAGAGCAAAAGCAAGAAATTTGGCAAAGATTAGTACAACGATGTTATTAGGAAAACTCCAGTCTCAAGGCTTCAGCATTGAAATGGAAACATTAATTCCTATACTCAGTTCAATATCAAGTGTAGGGTCAGCAAATGAAAAAACAGTCACTCTGGATATCGCAATCCCCCCATCCGTTGATGATCCAGAGGATGATACCGTTAGTAAGCTAGCTAGTAGACAAATGAAGAAAGATATGAAATGAGTTATTATATTAATAAAAATGAAGCAAGGGCTACTGCTAGAAATGACCTAACAATTTTTAATGAAGTACAGGCGTTAATGAAACAAGTAATCACAGATGCTGGAAATGGGTTGTACCAAACAACTATATCAGATGCTACAACGATGACTGAATCTACCCCATCAGTGACAGTTATTGGTGCGTCTGATCCTACAATTACTGGAACGCCAACTCTTATAATAGCAGGACACACAACTACATTAGGTTCAACTGGAACAAATTTAAATTCTATTATTGCAGACATCAATGATGCATCAATTTCTGGATTGGTTGCTAGTAAGAATACAAATAATAATTTAATATTAACATATCAAGCACCAGCATCTACGACTTGGAGTGTAGAAGTTGGATCTGGTACAGCTAATACTGAACTGGGTCTTACGNCAGGTATTATAAATGCTACTGATCCGTCAAGTGTCAGTTACAATAGTGTATGGCAAGGCAACCTTGCTGATAGAGCTAAGACAGACCAAATGAATCAAGTTGAATTATATTTTAAAAACTTAGGATATTCAATTGACCGTGTTACAAATTCAGTTACTGGAAAAACATTTAAATGGGTAATTAGTTATTAATCATTACTATTGACAAAACATATTATTAATGTTATTTTAACTATATGTTAAAAATCACATCACCTTATCAATATCAGGAATTAAAGCGTAAAAGTGTAGAAGGTAAACGCCTTTATGCAAACCCGTGGGGAGATCCTGTACCTAGTGTTACTACCATTCTAGATAAAACAAAGCCACGTGAAAAACGTGAGGCGCTTAATAACTGGAAAAAACGGGTAGGCGAAAAGAAAGCACAGGAAATAACAACTGAAGCCGCGAATGTAGGCACAATCATGCATAACATGTTAGAGTCGTGGAGCCTCAATGAGGAATACACGGGCACTAATATGCTACAAGCCAAGATGATGGCAGACACTGTTATTAAAAATGTAGAAGATGATATTGATGAAGTTTGGGGAAGTGAAGTAAACTTGTGTTATCCAGGACTATACGCAGGTACTACAGATTTAGTAGGTATATATAAAGGCCGTCCTACAATTATGGATTTCAAACAAACCAATCGTCCAAAGAAACGTGAATGGATTGATGATTATTTCATGCAAGCTGCCGCTTATGGAATGGCACATAACGAATTATATGAAACTAAAATTGAAAATGCTGCTATCTTTATGTGTAGCAGAGATTGTGATTGGCAATTATGGGAAGTAGGGCCAGAAGAATTTAAACAATGGACAGAAAAATGGGCTTTACGGGTTGCAGAGTTTTATAATTTGTCATAAATATAGTATAGAGGAAAAATAGATGGCAGATACACGAATTAGTAAAATACAAGTACGACAAGGAAATTATTCAGACTTACCAGTTTTAGATGCAGGAGAGTTTGGGTATGCAAAAGATACTCGTCAACTTTATATTGGTAATGACTCAGTGTCAATTGCTACTGGTAATGGTGTTTTAACTGCATTTACTGTACCAATTAGTTTAGGCAACCCAAGTTTAATAACAGTATATGTTGATGGAACCGCAATTTCAGCTGGAGATTATTCTGTTTCAGGAACTACATTGACTTTTAATAGTGCGCCAACAGGTGTAATTACTGCTAGATTTAATAATGAACTAGAAATATATAATAACGGTGTAAGACCAACGTCAGTATCGTTAGCAGCTAATGCAAGTGCCGCTGAAACTGGATTTCAGGTTGACACTACTACATATAATGTGGTGATTATGAATTATACATTGGAAAGTACTAATGGCGTCAGAGTTGGTGAATTGCGTTTCGCAACAGATGTCAGTGCAAGTACTAGCACAATCGACGATGTTATGACGGAAACTGCCGCAGTAGGCATTACGTTTAGTGTAGACATTGCAACTGCAAATACTATGAAACTAAAATACACTGATGCTGATAATTTAATTTCAACCTTTAAATATACGTATAAACTTTGGAACAGCAATTAAACCATAGAGCTTGGTTCGAATCCCCAAAAACTCGACTGAGTATGTGGAGACAATTTAGGCAAAGTCTAGATACAAGCGATACTCATGAAGTATGTAATACAGTAATAACTTGGTGGAAAACTGCTCCTATTAGTAGTATGACCATCGACCCAGTAAACTGGTCAGCTTGGCCAACTCCCTGGGAGATGTTACATAGTGGAAATTTTTGTGAAAATAGTTTAGCATTAGGTATGAGTTATACGATTTATTATGCTAATCCAAATATTAAAAATGAACTATTGTACATAACTGACAGAAAAAATAGTAAGGAAATATTATGTTCGTTGATAGGGGATAAACACTTGCTTAACTACGAACACGGCGTAATAAGTAGATTACCAGCTAGTGAAATTGATATAACAAATCAAATTAGTATTGATGATATAGTTAATAGATGACGGGCAGTCAGGTAAGAATAATATATAAATGATAGATAGGATAGGAAAACATGAGTGAAATTCAAGTAACAAAACGAGACGGCACTAAAGACAAACTAGATTTAGAAAAATTACACAAAGTAGTATTTCATGCCTGTGAAGGAATTAATAGTGTAAGTGCAAGCGAAGTAGAAATTAAAAGTCATTTACAATTTTACAATGGTATTACTAGTAGTGAAATTCAAGAAACTTTAATTAAAAGCGCCGCCGATTTGATTACTGAAGATACACCAAATTACCAATGGGTTGCTGGCAGACTTATAGTTTATCATTTACGTAAAATGGTATATGGACAATATGATCCGTGGCCATTAATTGATATTGTAAAACATAATACTGATAGTGGATTTTATGACAGTGAATTAATAACCAATTATTCAGAATCTGAATGGCAAGAATTGGAAGATCATATTAAACATGATCGTGATGAAACAATGACATACGCGGCAATGGAGCAATGGAGAGGTAAATACCTAGTACAAAATCGTGTTACTGGTGTTATTCATGAAACTCCACAAGTGGCGTATATGTTAATTGCAGCAACTTTATTCGCAGACTATCCTGTGGAAACGAGAATGAAATGGGTAAAAGGTTATTATGATAGCGTCTCAACTTTTGACATTAGTTTGCCTACTCCTGTTATGGCTGGCGTCAGAACTCCGCAGAGACAGTTCTCGAGCTGCGTCCTTATTGAAACTGGCGATAGTCTTGATAGCATCAATGCTACTACTAGCAGTATTGTTAAGTATGTTAGTCAAAAAGCAGGGATTGGTATCGGAGCAGGAAGTATACGAGCTCTCGGATCCCCCATACGTAAGGGTGACGCCTATCATACAGGAGTAGTGCCCTTCTACAAAATGTTTCAAAGTGCTACAAGATCTTGTTCACAAGGTGGTGTACGAAACGGCGCTGCAACCTTATATTACCCTATATGGCATTATGAAGTAGAAGATTTACTTGTGCTAAAGAATAACAAAGGTACAGAAGAAAATCGAGTGCGTCATATGGACTATGGTGTGCAGTTTAGTAAATTGTTTTACGAAAGACTAATCAGCAACGGAAATATTACTTTGTTTAGTCCACATGATGTTCCAGGGTTGTATGATGCTTTTTTTGCTGACCAAGATAAATTTCGTGAACTATATGAAGCAGCAGAACGTAAAACTAGCATCCGTAAAAAAGTAATAAGCGCAACTGAACTATTCAGTAGTTTTATGGAAGAGCGTAAAAACACAGGACGCATTTACTTACAAAACGTAGATAACTCAAATGATCATAGTAGTTTTAAAGCAGATATTGCACCAGTAAAACAAAGTAATCTATGTTGTGAAATTAATTTACCTACTAAGCCACTTAACGACTTCAATGACGAAGAAGGTGAGATTGCACTGTGTACACTGAGTGCAATTAATTGGGGCAATATGCGTAGTCCAGCAGATTTTGAAAAAGCATGCACATATGCAGTACGTGGTCTTGATGCACTTTTAACATATCAGAATTATCCAGTTAAAGCAGCGGAACGAGCTACAATGGGAAGACGACCATTAGGCGTAGGTATTATTAACCTTGCGTATTGGATGGCCAAGAATGATATGACTTATTCCAATCCAGACTTGGTTAAAATTGATGAGTATGCAGAAGCATGGAGTTACTATCTAATCAAAGCAAGTGCAGACCTAGCAGCAGAAAAAGGTGCATGTTTGTGGAATGACCAAACAAAATATAGTGATGGATTACTTCCCATTGACACATACAAAAGAGATGTTGATGATTTATGTGCGCCAGTAGAGCGCATGGACTGGGCAGGATTGCGTGAACAATTAAAAGAAACAGGCATTCGTAATAGTACACTGATGGCACTCATGCCCGCTGAAACATCAGCACAAATTAGTAATGCTACAAACGGTATTGAACCGCCACGTAGCCTAGTAAGTGTCAAGCAAAGTAAACACGGTGTATTACGGCAAGTTGTTCCTGGCATTCATAAACTGAAAAACAAATATGAACTACTATGGGATCAGTCTAGTCCTGAAGGTTATATGAGTATCATGGCAATACTACAAAAGTATATTGATCAAGGAATTAGTGTTAATACAAGTTATAATCCTACATTTTTTGATGATGAGAAAATACCAATGAGTACAATGTTACAGCATTTAATGATATTTTACAAATATGGTGGTAAACAATTATATTATTTCAATACTTACGATGGTCAAGGTGAAATAGATATTGACAAATTAAATGAATCTAGTAATATAACTATATCTAGTGAGCTAGAAATATTAGAAGAAGAAGACTGCGAAAGCTGTGTACTGTAATAAGAGAGAGAATTAATGAGCGTACTAAATCAAAATCAACGAAATAAACACATGGAAAGTCTGATGTTTCTCGACCCAAACGGTGGGGTAGATATTCAGCGTTATGATACATTAAAGTATCGTCAGTTTGATAAATTAACTGACAAGCAGTTGGGATTCTTTTGGCGTCCTGAAGAAGTGGATGTAACTAAGGACAGTAAAGACTTTAAAGCATTAACTGATCATGAACAGCATATTTTTAGTAGTAACTTAAAACGGCAGATTCTATTAGATAGTGTACAAGGCCGAGCACCAGCTGACAGTTTTAATCCACTTGTTAGTTTACCTGAATTAGAGAATTGGGTAACAACATGGACGTTCAATGAAACGATCCACAGTCGCAGTTACACACATATTATTCGTAATATCTACACTAATCCAAGTATCATCTTTGATGAAATGATGGACATTGCACCCATTATGGATTGTGCAGGCGATATTAGTAAGCACTATGATGATCTTATTGAAATGGGCATGTGGTATAACCTATTAGGTGAAGGAACACATACAGTTAACGGTAAGAAAATTACAGTGGACAAATATGAACTTAAAAAACTAATCTGGAAAGCTATGATGAGTGTAAACATACTTGAAGGCGTTCGCTTTTATGTATCGTTTGCATGTAGTTGGGCATTTGCTGAACTTAAAAAGATGGAAGGCAATGCTAAGATTATTAAACTTATTTGTAGAGATGAGAATGTACACTTGGGTAGTACCCAAACGTTACTTAAACTGATGCCCAAAGATGATCCTGACTTTGCTCGTATCCAACAAGAAACTCAGGACGAAATGGTACAACTATTTGTAGATGCAGTAGACCAAGAAAAGGCTTGGGCAGATTACTTGTTTAAAGATGGATCGATGATTGGTCTTAATGCACAACTTTTAGCTGAGTACGTAGAATGGATTGCAAACAAGCGTATGATTGCTGTTGGTTTACCGAGTCCGTATAAAGGGAGTAGTAACCCATTACCATGGACACAGAAATGGATTGCTGGTGCAGAAGTACAAGTGGCACCACAAGAAACAGAAATTAGTAGCTATGTAATCGGCGGTACTAAACAAGATGTAAATGGAAGTACGTTTGCGGGTATGAAATTGTGATAACTCTTTATACTAAGCCGTTATGCCATTATTGTACAATGGCAAAAAACTACCTAAATCAGCACGGATTTAAATTTGAAGAAATCCGTGCTGATAATAATCCAGAAGTGAGAAACTTTCTAATAGAGAAAGGACATAAATCAATGCCGCAGATTTATCACAACGGAACATTATTAGTGTCTGGCGGGGGACAAGCACTTGTCCGACTTGATCCAGGATATGTAAGAAAATTAATAGGAGATGAACAAATAGATGTTAGTGACTTCAAACTTTAAGAAAAATAATGCAATATCAATTAAACTTGGTACAGGAGAGGAAGTCGTAGCTAGATTTCATACAAGTACACGAGATGAACTCAAGGTAACCAAAGCAAAAGTACTGACTTTAAATCCACAAACTGGTGCTGCAATGCTTATACCTTGGTTAATGAGTACTGATGCAGAAAATAATGATGTTGTTACGATTAATAATGCACAAGTTGTTGCACTTGCAAAGCCTAGTGAAGGACTTGCGACTAGTTATATTAACAGTACTAGTTCAGTTAAAATGCAAGAGAAATCTACTCTACTAATTTAATAAATACTGGTATGACAAATTATGTACACCGAAATAATGACGCACGAGCTTGTGGTGCTAGAACAGTAGCTACAAGTCCAAATGTTAGAGTAAATTACGAGCCAATAAGCACACAAGGTAACCCTAATACCCATGGTGGCGGTGCATTAAAAGCCACGGAAACATTAGGAAAAGTTAGGGCAAATAACATTTCAGTTATAATCCTTAATGATCCAGCTAGTCCAGACTCATTATGTCCGACGGCTGGCGGTGCTCATTGTGGACCAAAAGCATCTAGCGCAAGTCCAAATGTTAGAGCAGGGAGTGGTTAATGGCATTAACAGATTTTACAAGTGGTTTACAAAGTGCTAGTGATTACCTCGATACTCGGCACCATTTAAGTGGAACAACTGCACTAGGAAGTGATGCACTTCGTGTAGTGGCAAATGCTGAATACAGTTTTTCTCTCAGAGAAATTTTGTGTGGAGTACTAGGCGGTAATGGCTTAAAAATGCCTAACTTGCAAATATGCATGAGTAGTAATATTAATGCATTATTAAACATACCAGGAATACAATCTGAATTATTCGACGCACTTAGTAATCTTGATTCGTCAATGAATAATTTTATGGAGCATACTAAACTTGATAGTGTGTTAGGAAGACTTAACGGTATATTAGCAGAAGCACAACAGGTCGCAAATTTAATTAATTTCTGTAGCGCACCAGTTGATCCAATTGCTATACCAAATATGTTAGAACGTGCATTTGGTAGTTTTCTTGGTGCTGGTAAATCAATTATTGACGATATTGGTTCTATTGCTCCTGAAAACGTGTGTGCATGTTTAAGTCTTGATGGTGGATTTAACGCCAATGTATTCAATGGCGGCGTACTAGGACGTATTGCAAACAATATTAACGATATTACTAGTGGAAATTTACTGCAAAGTGAACTAGATGCAATCACAAATGATATTTCTAGTATTGGAGACGCAGTATCAGGGTTACTAGCATTTGAAAATAATATTAGCGGAAGTTATTCTAGTGGCGGAAGTCAATTTGCCACACCAGACGGATCGTGTAATAGTGAAGTAGGTGTATTACATAATCCAACCAGTGGCAATATTGCAGATAATGCAAGACTTACGAGTAGTTTAAAGAGCTTATATGACAGAATGGCTGGATATCCAGTACAATATAGTTTAGGAGCAAGTACAGGCGGCAGCGGTACTGGACACCAATTTGATTCAAATGGTAAACGTATTTTATCTGGTGACGTAGTTGAATATCCTAATATATTCCATTTATTACTTGATCCGGAAATGATTGCTCTATTAGATACATTAGATGATCCCCAACCTGAAATTAATAACCAAGTACCAGTATATGACTACTGTGGGAATATAATTGGATATACTAGCAATTTAAGTCAGCGTGACTTAGATGAAAAAAGTCAAGGCACAAATCCATCTGTGCCAAATAGCCCAGGATATCTAGCAGGAGGATTACCAACAACAACTGGTGGTACAACATCAACAGGTGGTGATGTTACTGTTATCAATAATTTTACTAGTGGTGGTGCTACTTTATATATTGTAAGTAGTGAAGCAGGACAACTTTCGTTGTCTGTTAATACTAATGACCTTGTAGTTAGATCTGATCAGTTAGCAACATATGTTAGATTAGATACAGCATCATTTAATACTGGAACAATGGCTGATTATCAAGCTAGTACACCAATATTAAATCCGTTTGTGGCAGATTTAAATACTACAAACAATAGTGGAATTATCATTAAAGATGGAAATACTAGTCGTGCAAGAGCATTAGAAGGCCAAGCTGGACAGATATCTATTGCCAACCCAACAGGTCAAGGTGGTAATATAAAAGTTGAGATAGCTGAAAATGCAAGGATGCCAGGAACAGAAGCTATAAAAATACCA